TTTTTAGGTTGATGTGTAATTACATCATAATTTTCAAATTTTTCTAGATGGTCTTCGTAAACTGTAGATGTTCTACTGTATGCGTCTAGGTTGCATAGTTCGGAAAATTTGTCTACAATATCCTTAGGTATAGGACGCATGAACAATGCATCATGTTCCAATATCATTATGGGTTCATTTAATTCAATGCACTTCAACCAAAGTGAATAGTGTGAGCAAAAGCAACCTCTTACTCCTTTTGTATCTCTTGTAAATTTTAATTTTGGAAATGGTCGCAAACCAAATTTTTTGTATGTTGGTGCAACATCATCAAGTTGTACTGCGTCAAATTTTGCGATATTTAAATTGATTTTTTTGCCTGATGCAATACAATCTTCAGCCAACTCCTCCGAAAAGGACCTGCCTTTCATTGTTATTACAAATGCTTTATGATCATATTGTTGCATCTTCCATTCCCGCGACTCTTAACTTTGTAATATTAGTTATCTGCCATTGTTTTTGGTCGAGGGCTTTAGTGATACCAAGCCACTTGTTTCTTAGAAGTGCAAATTCATTAATAATTTTTTCATAGTCAACCACATCTGACTCACCGTCGACATATTTTTCAACATCTCTGCTAGACAATGCACGTTGATAGTTTTCTAAATATTTTTTAAAGTGTTTACTACGAAGTCTTCGTAATTCAATATTTAAATATTGAAGTATTGCTTCTATTTCTTGTAATTGATTAAATCTTTGTTCAACAATACCGGGCATAGAGGCACTATTTTTCTCTAAATTGCCTTTTATTCTACACTCAAACCTTGCTTGGTCTAATTCCTGTTCATAGTGTGCAACAGCATTAGGAATTTGACCAATGTCTCTGGCAACTTTTTGATACCAGCCACTCATTCTAATAATCCTCGTCTTGTTCGTCTAAATCTAGATAATAGTTTATTGCTTTATCTAAATCTTCATCTGAACCAAGGGCTTCTTTAAATGCATCGTCTTCAACTCCATAGTCAGCCATTATATCAAGATATTTTTCTGCTAACACGTCAATCTGTTTTTTATCAGCGTGTGCTTTAAAAAATTCCCACAGTTCTGTTAATAATCTTCCGTCGATCATTCAACAGTCTCCTCTTTAGTTTCTATAATTGTTTCTTCAGACAAGTTTGCAAAGTCAGTCATTACTTTATCAAGTAAATCTCCGCCACCTTCCCATACTTTTCGATATTCTTTTGTTTCTGTGCCTTTTGAATCAACATATTTCAGTCTGTTACCATCTTTAACTAAAAGACCTTTTTTCTCAAACAAATCAACAAGTCCTGAGTAAGGATTCATTCCAGTTTCATATGGAATTTTAACTTGTACACCTTCAAAAGGTTTAGCATATCTGGTTTTCATAACTTTGCAACCTGCTCTAATACCACGCACTTCGCTGATTTTATTACCTGCTTCATCTTCTTTTAGTTTTAATTTTTTCATTGCTACTACAATACTTGAAGCATATATAAATCCTTGTCCACCACTAATTTTATCATCTGGATCAAACATATCCTGCGATGCATATGTGTGGTTAGTACATACAAGTCCTACATTGTGCGAACCAATCATGTTCACAGTATTACGTACAAGTGATGTAAGTGCCTTAGGTTTTCTACCCATGTCACCTTTCATATCACCTTTTTGAAACTGATCAACATCAGTTGGAGTCAACAACATACCTAACGAATCAATTACAAACAATACTTTTGGTCTGTCTTCTTCCGCCATTGCTCTGTAGTCATCCATAAAAGTTGACACTGTTTTAGCAACGTCATCAATCATGCTCATATTAAGTTTTAATAATTTCTTTTCATCAGTGTCTACGTCTAATGCTTTCAACCAAGTTTCATCAAGTGCGTTTTCTGAATCAATTAACACAACAAATATGCCTTGCTCTTGTGCGTGTTTCACAATATTACCTGCACAGATGTATGATTTACCTGCACCCGATTCTCCTGCAAACACAGTTACTTTTCCTAATGGAATACCTTTTTGGAAATCACCACTCACCAAATAGTTAAGTGCGTAATTGCCTGTAGAGATCCAATCTGTTGGATCATTGAACCCTGAACTCATTCCTGTGATGGATTTTGTCAAAGTCTTTCTAAATTTACTAACGTCAAATGCCTTTACCATAATTTTTTACCTTTAAGTTGTGTGGGGAGTTGCCTCCCCACAATATGCTTATTATTATTTTTGTTGTCTTGCTCTAATCATCGCTAAAATGTCCTCTGCTTTTCCGCTTGATTCAGCAGTTGGCTTTGGTGCTTCTTGCGTTGTTTCAGCAACTGGTTGTGCTTTCACTTCAGCCGCTGGTGCTGGAGTTTCTGCTTTTGGAGTTACTGGGTCACCTGTTCTTGATGACAAGCCTGCAGGTCTAAAGTATTGACCAAATTTATCTTGATCATATGCTTCGCCGTCAACAGATGCTTCAAACATTTCTTTCATAACCTTAACTTCAACTTCGCTAGGTTTTTTTGGAAGAAAATCATTTAAATTGAAAAGAGTGTTGTTTTCAATTGCTTTGTTTTCGTCTTCTGTTAAAGGTCTTGATTTTCTAGACCATGTTGACGTTGAGTAATCAGCATATCCACCTTTAGATGTTTTGATGATTCTAAAATCAACACCGCTTGTTGAATCAGTTGGAAGGTCTTCCATATCTGGATCCATTAATGCTCCTTTAATTATTTGGAATATTTGTGGACCAATTATGAATCTTCTAATTGGATTCTCTGGAGTTGATTCTTCTCCGATCGGATCGTCTTTTACAAAACCTTGGAAAATATAACTTCTTTTCTTCCAATATTTTCTTCCTAAATCTTCTAATTTAGGATCTTTGAACCATCCTCTTACTTCGGATAAGATATTACAAGACTCGCCGTACATTTCCATACATGGAACTTGTACTTGTACTGGTCTTGAATCTGTTTCACCTTTGATTCCTGCAAAAGGTAATTTAATCATTAACCTTTCTTTCCAGAAAAAAGTGTTTTCTTTATCGCCATCTGGCAAGAAACGAACAGTTGCCTGCTCTCCTTCTTTTAGATTCCAAAATGGGTAAATGGCGTTGTCTCCGCCTGTTCTTGAATTAGAGCCTCCTGATTTAGATTCTTGTTCTTTCAGTTTTGCTCTGATCTCTTGTAGTGTTGCCATAATTTAAGCCTCCTTTATTGCCTGTTGTTATTATATTATGTGCCTTTAAAATATTAGTATAGCACAAGACAAACATAATGTCAAATATATACTAATATTACTATTTAGTCAACCTGATTTGGTAAACTTAATTACTGAACGCCTGCTAATTTTTTAATTTTGGCAATTTCTGGATCTTTATTTGCCATTAAGTTTTGAATTGTTTCCTGTGCAGTTGCCACAGCACTGTCGCCAAACTTCTTTTCTACTGAAGTTAATACTGCTGTTTCACCTTTAGGAAATTGATTTGATGTGTAGTCAAAGAAACTTTTAACAAAATCTTCTACAGTTTCTTCTTTGTTGCTTAATTCTTTATCTTTGGCTTCTTTGCCTGCTCTACCATATTCACAATCACAACCGTGATCTGCACAATCTGGTCCACAACCTTCTTTACCTTCTTCACCTTCTTTTTTGTTTTTTAATGTGTCGAAGTTTTTTCTTAAATATTCCATTGCGTCTTTGGCATTATTAAATTTTGTTACAGATTTTCCATCTTTGCCTAAAATATCATACACCATCTTGCCATCGTCACCTTTGTACATTGACACATATGGTTTAATATCTTCAAATGTAATTTCTTCTTTTTTGTTTATTCCTGGATCTTGTTTCATGTCACCTGTTTCAATTTTTGAAACTAATGTAGGATCTTTTTGGGAAATATAATCTAAAATCATTGGACGCATACAAGCATCTGAATCTTCGTTTGCCGCTTTTTCAATTTGAGCATTTAATTCTTGATCATCAATTATACCTGCTAGACTTTCAATACCATTTGTACCATTAACACCTACAGGAAAATGTTTTGCCATTAGTGTGTTTAATTTTTCTAGTGCTAAATTTTGTTCCTCTGCATCTTGTGAAAACAATCCGTTATCTTCTCTTACAACATCGTCCATTGCTGATTCAAACTCATGAAAGTTATCCACAGTTTCAATCATACCGCCTAATACTTTTTCTATTTCTTCTGGATTTGTATCTGTGTGTACAACTACACCTTGGAAGTTTGCTGGATCAGATTGTACATCTGCTGAAATCCCTGCTTTTGATAATAAATTTTGAACATTGTCTATTTCCATATCACTGATTGGATTTTCAGGATCAAAGTCACCAACTA